GGTTTCTTTTAGTATTGTAAAGATACTCATTATCAATGAATTAGCCAAGTATTTACACAATTATTTTAGTCGTAAAACACTCATAACCAAAGATTTAACTTTTAGAATAAAACAGCAAACATAATACAGATGATGCATCGGAAATGGTTACTTTGTACAGTTTATCCATTCCACTTTTTTAATTTATCTAAAAACTTGCTATCCCCTGAGTAATCAGCACTGATAGCCTTCTTGCTTTCGATAATCTGCTCTAAAAGTATTATACATTCCTTTCTTATCTCTTCGGTTTCATTATAACCGCAAGCGTTGTCAACCATTATCTCTATGTTTGATTTTGGCTTAGAAAGTTGTTTGCAGAGAATTTTCAACCGCCAGTAACAGAAATCAATTGTGGCTATGTGTTCTAACTTGTTCATTTCTTTTTAAGTATTTCAATACATTCCTTTACTCCATCATCGAAACCTTGTTTATACCCTTTGGTATAATCCCCTATAGTATATACCGCCATTGACAGAAAAAATAGAAGGATACCTAAAGCCTTATGCCAACCGGGCAGCGAGATAGAAAACGGCTTAAATGTAATTGTGAGATCTCCAACCCATAATAGGGCGATAATACATATGATTGTAAATATAATTGTTTTCATAATCATATAAGTTTTAATGCTTCCTGTAATCCTGCTTCAAGTGCGTCTTCGTAGATATCCCATTTACTACCATCATTTGTTCCTTCATAAACAGAACTGGCTATATGAGTTCCATTGTCAGCTTTAGATATTTCGTATCCATAACCACAAGCACAGTTATATACACATATATGAATGTTTTTGGTTTCACGTAACCACTTTTGGGCGATGGATTGTGTAGGGCAAGAATAAAATAATTTAGGTAAATCCTTACTAGTTCTAAATATGGTTTCCATCATTATACCCTTATGATTAATAATATCTTTGCAATACTCATTAAACCCTTTCTCTTTCAGCAACTTCGCTGTTTCTAATGTTACAAGTTCTTCGGTCATAACTATTTCTTGTTTAACTCATCCAACACTTTCTTTACTAATTCATAGCGTGGTAATTGCCAATCCTTCGCAATATCATCTATTTTATCATCATAATGATTGTCGTAAACATACTGATTTAAGTTGTCAACAAACCCATCACCGTCAAGCCCTTCATCGCAATCATCAAACATATCAAGTTCATAGGCTAACTTGGAACATTCACAGTGGGATACCCAGTCATAAACATGACCGTCACAAACATTGGTCTGTCTGTTATATTTTTCTCCAACGGAAATTACTTCACCGCAAAAAGCACACCTGTGCTTTTTGCGAGCGACAGGAGTCTCATTTCTTAATACTTTCATAGTTATCTACTCTTTAAAGCATTAGCAAGCATATCTTCACAATGCAGCTTATAAGCATGGGCAAACATTTTCAAAGTAACAGGCTCAAAGTGAAAATCTGCCTGTTTCCCTTCTACAACAACAGAAATATATAATTGTCCATCGCAAAAGTCAATATATGCTTCACCACCTCCATCCCCTTTAATGGAAAAGGTTTGTGTCTGTACACTATCCATTATCTACCTCCTTTAAACATAACGTTTAGTAATAGTACCGGATGAACGATACCTATGCCAAACTATATTTATAAATTGAATACTAGTAAGATAATCACAAGCCTTAAAAACTTGTCCTACATTGTATAAATATGGTCTTTTTTGAATTTTTCTTTTTATTCTTGCTTTCATAATTCTTCCTTAGTTTTAAAATACTCTATCAGTTCGTTTACGGTAGCCTTGTGATAACGTCCTGAAATAATAGTTGCATTATCCCAATTTTCATCCCAAAAGAACATAATGCCTTTTGGCTCTATAAAATAATGATCGTTACCAATAGAATCGTCATAAGAAACGCTAAGAATGGAATCTGTTATAAACCACTGCATATAGTTACTATCATCCCTCAACGCAGCGATAGCTAGGAAAAGTTCTTCATTCGTTCCGCAATCAATAAATTTCCCACATAAAGCACTATGTTTGTCAAAAGGGATGTCAAAAGAATCCGCAATCACATAAACAGGAGTATCAAATCCTTTCATTGGATATTGATAGGCCCATATTATACTACAATTATTTGTCCATTCAGGAGAGTCATTAAGATATCCAACCTCTTCTAGCTTTTTTCTAAGTGTTTCGGTATTCTTTCTTATGAAACACGGTGTTGTAAACCCCATAGTTATTCCTCCTTATCTATCTTAATATCTGTTACTTTGCCACGATTGATAAAACATTCATCTTTACCTGCACCAAACATATCGCAAATAAGATAGTCACTATTATCACATTCATTTTGTAATGAACATTCTTTGCAAGGGATTTTCTTCACGGGCGACAATACATGAAGCATTCCGTCTTTTATTATTCCGCTCTTTATTTCCATAATCAATCTCCTTTCTCTTTAATTCGTTCAAGTACATCCCTGTTGGCTTCGAGTATCTCATCAAAAGAAGGGATAGGCATCCAAGAATCATCTTCATTAACTATCATATCGGTTCTTCCATCATCGCTTACCCTCCACCAATTTGATTGCATAGAATAATACATTTTACCTATATAAAATTCGCGTTCATGGCATATAATAACTTCAATATTATGTTTTGGCAGTCGTTCCTTAACGCTTATCCAAGGCGATTGCTTCAACTGCCATTTTGCACCTTCCTTAAATGCCCGTAATGCAATCGCTTTTGCCAATGCCTTGATAGCTATACAGTCTCTTTCATCATTGGCAAGCTCTGCATCTTTATTATATGTACTTTCATTCCAATGGGTGCGGGCCGCTTCTTCTACTGTCTGTTTCATAATTTAATCAATTAGGGGTGATGTGGTTGAATGTTCAATTCGTTCTCTATAAATTTCTGTAACTTATGGGCACATTCCGAGCATAAGTCGGCTTCTTGGATGAATATATCTTCCCTTCCACCAACAGAGCCACCATCCCATTTATCCACCTTGAAATCCAATCTTGCGCTGCGGAAATACGATGGCTGTATCTCTCTTCCGCATGCATCACATATTATCGTTACTTTTTTCATATTTATTTTGAAGGTTTATTAATTACCAAGTCGCACTCAGGTGCCCATCCTAAAGATTTCGCACCATCCCATACATTGTATAACCATTCATCCACATACCCCTTTTGTAGATTAAAATTAGAATGATGGAGGTTAATTATCTCAACCTCGTTGCCAATCTTAGATTTATCTGGGTGATTGGCTATTTTTACTCTTTCTCCAATTCTAAATTTAGCTTTCATTACTTCCGTTTTTTAGTTGGTATATAAATTGGGGATGCTTTCCCTTTATTGTTTTTATTTATGCCATTCATTTGTTCAACCATCTTTTGATTAAAGATGATTGAACTGGCAAGTCCTTTGATATTCTTTCCATATTAGTTCCTTTCTATATCTGTTTGTTACAAGTTAATTTTTTCCCCCTTTTTTGCGTCTACGTTGAAAATCCAACATAAATTTTTTCCTAACATTAAGAGCACGTGACATTTTAATAATCATATATATTGTCACAATAAATACAATGACAGATGAAATACCTACGGCAATCATATATGTACGTACTAATCCCGTCAATCCGGATTGATTCAAATAGTCAATAAGTTCTTTCATAATCAATCTCCTTTCTCTTTAATCCGCTCCAATACATCCTTGTTGGTTCAATAGCTCACTAATGTTATCTATGACTTCCCCATCTGTCAACGTATCATCCAGGATGATAGATTTAATCTGGCTTGAAAGCCATGATGTGCCATTTTCAAAACCAAGAGCAATCATTTCCTTAATATCGGAAACGCCATTCGGAATTCCGTTTGTCCCGAATGGATCAATTACTGATTCTGCATATTGTTTTGCTGCTTCTTCTAACTTCTGTTTCATATCTATCTTGGTTATACGTTAAACCTCTATCTCAAACTGCTCACTTTTTGCCGATGGCATACAATCAAGAAGAGAAGAACCTACTGAGACATAATAGATACCATCTTTTTCAAGCGGGAGCCAATGGAAGTAGCGTCCTGTTTCTTCATGCATTACCGGAATCCCAAATTTATTAAGTGGCCTACCATCTATACCTCGAAACTTTCTACGCCATCTATCAATGAATTCACGACCTTCTTTCTTTCGTTTATCGATTTTCCAACACGGATGCTTCTTATCATCATTATTCGGAATCAGTTTCTCAGGAACAAACTCCTTATCATCAAATCCAATAAGAGTATAAAGCCACTCAGCGGTTATTCCAAATGCCCATCCATATCCGAGGCTATCCGGTCTTGAACCACAATATTCTTGAATCATATCTTTAGCTTCGTTTTGTTCGCGCATAAGCTGTTCATTCATTTGTTTCAGTAGCTTCTCAAGCTCTGAACCTTGTTTTGCTATTATCTTCATTTCTTATCTGATTTATACTAATTCAATTATAACCTTTTTAAAATTAACAAATAAAGGTATTGCTGACATGCCCCCATTGCAATCCAACTGTCTTAAAGAGGGAACAACCTCTCCGTCATCATCAATCTCATAATCTGCAATATAGGCTAACATCTTCGTTTTGGGGACCAATATCCTTTCATTGCTCAAAGGAGAAAACCTTTCATGAACCGGGACCGTTATACAGACCTTGCTTCCAATAGGGAACCCTTGGTTGGATTCAATGTATTCCTTTTCCAACTTCCCCTTTTCGCCATTCAATTCTTTTAGCTTTAAATCAATGGCATTTCTTTTGCTCAAAAATTCTTCCTTATTCATGTTTTTGTTATTCTAATTGATTCTAACATACTTACCTGCTATATCACAGTTTCTTAATATTTCCGCGTTGTTTTCGCCAAAAGCAATAAGGATACTACCACAACCGGGTGAATCTCCACGAGTCCCGTCCGGGCGAAAGAAACGAATCCTATTGCGCAAAAACTTCATCGCCGTTGCTTTTTCAAAAATTATGTCTTGAAACATCCTTGAATCGCAACGATTGAAAAGTAAAGCGATACCGTTTCCATGCTCTGCCATCCTGCTGATGAATTTTTCAATAAGAGGTCGGGAATAAGGCGGGTTTAGCCATACACGGCCTTTCCATTCCTGTTTTAACCCATCGACGTTTTTATTATACATCACCTTAGCTGTTTGCCATAGTGGGTTGACCGGGGCACACGGATCTAAATCAAATTCACCCAACGCATCTATAATCTCCTTCGGTGTATACCATTCATCGGTAGCGCATGCTGACCGCTCAAATTGTGTATTCATACCTGATCTGTTTTACTCTAATTGTTTATCGAAAATCTTAATACATTCAAATAAATAGTGCGCAATTATAGGTTGTACTGCATTGCCTATACACTCCGTTCTGTCCACCCTATCGGGAAGTTCATTAGACTTTCCAGCAAATCGGGGTGAGGGTATTGACTGTCTTGTTCTCCATCCCGGATATACTCGTGTATATTGCCCCGATAGGTAGGGCTTCCGAAATATCGATTCTTGGATGCTCCTTTTACCGTTGACTTCACAGGAGTAGGCAATACAATATAATCGCTCCCGACCCTGTTGTATACCAAAGTCGGTGCCTGATAAACATTGCCATTCTGCATCATACCCGATTTCGGAAAGGTCGCATAAGACCCGTTCAAATCCCCGAATAAGGAGCATTGGACTGTTCTCAATGATGATGTATTTAGGTCTAACTTCCCGTATAACTCGGTACATTTCAGTCCATAAGCCACTTCTTTCACCGACAATTCCGACACCTTTTCCAGCAACGCTGATGTCTTGGCAAGGGAATCCACCGCTGATGATGTCAACAAATGTTGGATTTGAATACGTTCTAATATCTCTGTTGATTTCATGGTTTTCTCCAAAATTTTTTTTGATTATACTTGCTTGATAGTCTTCATATTCGCAGCTCCAAAGTGTTTTTATTCCGGCAAACGCTGCACCCAAGCCGAAACCTTCTATCCCACTAAACAGGGAACCGTGAGTCAATTTACTTTGCTTCATCTCTATATCTTATTGAATATTCTGATTAATGTAATCCACAATCTTTCCCAATTTACTTGAAGAAAACAAATGATTATTAAGCGTTCGCTTTCCTTCTTTCCATTCGTAAAATAATTGGTAATATGGTGGATTGAGTGTCCGGTCAACCTTTATACGATATTGATTAGTGCCATATTCAGTTATAAGATTCTCAATATATTCGTCCGAATTTTCTAAATCAGTAACAAATACCATCTTATCAGTAGTAAGTATCATCTTTTAGTTCCTTTCTGATCTGTTTGAACCATACGGTGGACGTTCAACCACCGTATGGCAATGTGATTACTCTACTATCATCCAATCGTTGGCAAGCATATCCGTCTGTGATGCAAGCCAACCATTAACAACTGTTCCATCAGCAGTTTTCATACACAAGTATGCGGTAAACTTAATTTTATCAGTTGCCGAATCTCCATAATTATTGGCAACCCATTTTTTGAATGATTCGGGTAATGATTTGACCTGATTCACGATCATATCAGTAGGCAAGCTATCTTCCGAACGTTGAAAAATAAACATGCCTTTCCCGTTCCATCCTTGCCGGGCAACAAGTCTTCCTCTTTGAATGGATTTAAGAGCTTGACCGAAAGAACCAAGTTCACCGATTATTAATTCTTCGCTTCCCGAAGCATCTATGACATAGGCCGTTTCAATCTCACCTTTGGTATAGTTACTACCCTGGTTACACAACTTTGCTGAATATTCAGCCGATTTTTCGTCTAATGTTTTCATTATGATATATGGGTTTTACAAAGCCCGCCCAAGGCTCATTACTAATTTGTTTTGAATTAATTACTTCCGCTAAACCTCCTTAAGCTCTCCATTGACTAGCATATACCATGTGTCAGCCTTAACCTTTTCCCCGTCAACTTCAAACGCCTTGACCTCCTTAATCGGGTAGGTATCACCGTCCCATTCTCCACGTTCTGCGAGGACTATCCAGCAACCTATAGCTCCCTTAGCCTTACACCCGTATCCGGCAGCAAGAGCAATGCTATCCTTACCTGTGGCTGATGCTGCACCTCGGAAGCCTGTGGCTGATGCTGCACCTTGGAAGCCTGTGGCTGATGCTGCACCATAGTTGCCTGTGGCTGATGCTGCACCTCGGTCGCCTGTGGCTGACGCTGCACTATAGTTGCCTGTGGCTGATGCTGCACCTTGGAAGCCTGTGGCTGATGCTGCACCTCGGTCGCCTGTGGCTGATGCTGCACCTCGGTCGCCTGTGGCTGATGCTGCACCTCGGTCGCCTGTGGCTGACGCTGCACTATAGTTGCCTGTGGCTGATGCTGCACCTTGGAAGCCTGTGGCTGACGCTGCACCTTGGAAGCCTGTGGCTGACGCTGCACTATAGTTGCCTGTGGCTGTCTTACCATTCTTCCACTTGCATTTTTCAAACGTAAACTTAACGGCTGCGTCTACAATACTCTTAATACTTAGTTCCGCCCCTATGTGAATTTTTGAACAAGCAATTTTCGTATCATCCGTATCTACGTCCATATCGCCAGTCCCCTCAACCTCGTGAAACTTATTCATACCAACTTCGGCAGGTGGATAGTAACCGAACACGTCCAACGGATGGAGGCAGAAGTGAAATCCGTTACCGCAAGCTCTTATATCGCCTGTTTCTTCATAGTCCTTACCTTCTTCGTATTGGAAATCCCTACATGTCAAATCGGGGTTAAAACCTTTGTAGCCTTTGATTTTGACAAATTCCTTTGGTAAGGTAACGTTATCCGGCAGGTTTGCCCTAAGTACCATGTACGCCATGTAGCTGGCATCAAATCCGGCTATCCCGGTGCCAATGGCAGTGAGAAGAAATTCCTTTTCCGGATGCTCGTTAGCGTAATTCCCGAAGTTTTCTAAAAATACCAGCAGTTTTTCTTCAGTTACTTTCTGCATATCCTTGTCCAGCGTAGGGATAGCATAGGACTGACCTTGTATCCCTTTTGCTTTCCCCATAATTGCGCCAAATTTCTCAACTGCCAATCTAGCTGCACCTCCGGCGTGATTGCCGTTCATATTGCTTCCAAAAACGAATATTTGATTTTCTTTCAGTTCCTGAATATTCTCAGGTGTTAATTCTCTTTTCATGATTCTTGTTTATTTCTGTATTACTTTTAATTAATGGTTCCTACAAACTTCTCTAGGTTTCCACTCTGACGGTACTTTAGCCCACTCTCTGAATGCCTTATCAAATCCATCAAGGTCAGAGAACATATCCATCTTGGCGGTATCAGTAGTAACGAGGGTGGAGAACTCCTTGAAATACTTATCGGCAACTTTTACGAAGTCATTGTGCAACTTTTTTAAATCTCCAAGCAGAAGGGAGTTCTCTGCCATTAAATCGCTCGCTTCCTCTACTAAGTTATTGGCTTCGCAATTCAACAGGTGAGCGGCTGAAAGCAGCATATTCAATCTATCTATGCTACCATTGGCTATGGCGGCATCTATTATTTTTTTTCTTTGGTTTCATAATTGTATATTTTCACTTTACATTTCCTTTCATGCGGTTAATACTTTCGTTCTCCTTTTTATTAATTTTGTCAATCCATCTTTGGAATTTGGCAGCTACAAGAGGACAGTGGATGCGCAGGTTCCTGTCGCGTTCCGCTTCCCATTCACGTATCTTTATAAGCGTTTCGGTATTCATGATTCTTTTATTTTGTTTCATTGCTCTTATGTTTTATATATTTCTGATTTACAGATATAAAGTTAGCTAATTTGCTACTTGTAAACAAACATTACTTCTTTTATTTACGCGGCTTTACAATTAATTAACATACTGAAAATCAGGCATTTATATTATTACCATTATACTTTAATTGTTCGCTACAAATTAGGCTACCCTCATGGTGACATCAGCATTTTTCTGGCTTCCTCATCTCCAGATTCCGCCCGACGTTTCAATTCGTTGTACAAAGTCAAAGAAGAATATCCTTCAGGTGGAATAAATTTTCTGTTCTCTATCTCATCCTGCACCCTTTTTCGGTTTATCGCGTCCAGTTCATAATTTCTTTCGGAATAGAACTCTTTGAAGAAGGCATTGCCTATTCTTCTGGCATCAAAGGATGCGAATGAATTATCATACTTCCCGGCCTTGTAGCGTGCAAAAAACAGCATCAGTTCAGAAAGCTTGTAAGCCTTGACCTGTGAGGCAAAGGACTGACAAAAGATTCTTATCCCATCGGCAACGCCCTTTTCCTTGCTGTTGGAAGCCCCGAATATGCCGGACACCTGTATGTCAATCCAATATTCGGAAGAGCCATAGCCGTAAAGCGCATCATACTGCATCAGCGATGGACAGTCTGCCATATAAGCTTTTTCCGGGTTCTGAAGGACATACCCCCACTGGACTGGTGAAAATACTCTTTCAACCTCAGAACGGTCTTTCCATTTGGTCAACCAGACCTTCTTCGAGGTCTCGCTTATGTTGTTGCAGCAAGCCAAGAGCGTAGGCGTTAGCTTCTTGTTTGCTTGTATAACTGCTCCGATTGTTTCCATTGTTTCGTTGTTTTAGTTCAAATAATCCAGCCCAATTATTAGCCATAGACTGCTCAATTATCTGTGTTGCAACATTGGGATTGTTGTCGCAGAGCCTTAAAAGTTGCTTATAGCAGCTTTGCAAAGATTTCTCAGACTTATAGCTTTCTTTTCTTTGTCGTTTATATTCAAGCCATGTATTGAATATTTCCCGAAATTCATCTGCTACGAAATCAATCTTTGGCGGTTTCACTTCAGATGCTTTTATTGCAACCTCTCGCTTAATCAATTCCTGTTCTCGAGTATTAAGTCTTTCTTCCCAATCAGATAATTCCTTCTGCTTTTGAAGAATCTCCTCATCCCCAATTAGGGGGATTATAGGGGGGATATTATTATTTTCTTCTTCTACTTCTTCTTCTATTTTAGGAATGGATTGTTCCGTGATTAATCCGTGATTAATCCGTGATTGTTCAGTGATTTTATCTAAATTCTTAAATAATATCCCTTTAGGTACATTTACATCTTCAAAATTTGGCTTATTTATCTTTTGGTGCAGACTAAATTTAGGCAGATAGTAGAATTTCTCGTTGCGATACGAAAACAGACTAATAAATCCATTTCTTAGAATCTCCTGACAAATCTTCTCAAACTGTTGAATCTGTATTTGGTCAAAAGGAAATATTTTAGACTTCAACCAAACCACATCGGCACGAATAATACCTAAGTCATCACAAAAATTCCACATACCTATATAGAGAAGCCGAGCATCCCTACTAATCTTAGCTATTTTAGAATCATCCCAAAACTGAGGCTTTATCATCCGATTTCTTGGCATAACAATTACTGTATTTCATCCATACCAATATCAGCCCTGCGTTTTATTAATCTTTCAAAAATTCCACATTCAGCAGGGTGTAATTTATTATAAGTCTGAATCATACTATCATTAGGATCGGCTTCAATTCCACAAGAATATCTGCCTATATAAAACATTATCTCTTTATTGGTAAATCCATAATACCTCATGTTGGTTATTATTTGATTAACCAATTCAGCATACTCATAATGTTCTTTATTATGGCAATCTTCACACAGTGTTATAAGCTGGTTATCTTTATACTCCCATATTTTTCTTTTAGGGATATAAATAGTATGGTGAACATGAAGAGTCTTCTCTTTACAACCGCATATCTGACAAGTAAAATTATCCCTATTTAGGATTTCAAGACGCCTTTTCTGCCATTTAGGAGATTTAATTTGTTCCAAATAATAATTGTTATTGTCCATATAAAAAGTAATGGCTTTCAAGTTTCTATACCTTTGAAGTGGTGTTAAGGTATATACTCCGAGAAAGCCAGTTTAATATCTTATTTATCATCGAACACCACTAAGATGATTTATTATTTTCACGGTGTAAAGCTAATAAAAGTGGAGTAAAAACAATCACTTTATAACTATTATTTTTCCGTGATTAACTTTTTTTCTAATATCCAGTCTTATTTAACCGCAAAGCTTCCTTTTCATAGCTTAGCAGAGTGCGTAATGCATCTAACTGATGTGAAGTAGATGCACATAATCTTTCAAGCCTATCAACAACGAAGCATTCTTCTTCCGCTATACTATCAAGAAGAGCGTTTTGGACTTTCGCAGACAAACAATTCTCCCGAGCAATTTGGAGAATGGTATTCTGTATTTCATCAGACTTTCGCTTTCTTAGTTCTCGTTTAGCTTCAGCAAGCATTTCTCCACTTCTTATCGAATATACCATAATAGTAGATATACGGTCTTGTATTTCTACCGGATTATTTGAACAAGTAATTTTCATATAATCACTCATTTCATCTATTTCTCTATAAAAATCTGTTGTTATCATATTATTTAGTTTTAAATTACAATATACGCTTAGAACCAGTTATCTAATGCTCAATTCATACAGAAGTCAAGAAAAAACAGATTGCCTTTCTCTGCCTCGTATTTATCTATATGAGAGCCACAAGATTTCAGTTCTGATACCTTATGCTTTAAATTTTCGTTTTCAGCTTGCAAGCGATAACATTCTGCTTTGCATTGGGCATATTCCGTAAACGCCTTCAGCATTGCCATGTAATGACTATAATCTATCTCTATCTTCATAACAATGTGTTTTTACTGTGATAATTACTCTAAACCTACCGCCCGAATTGACGGTAGGGTGTCATAAATGATAACGTTGGTTAACCCCCATACGGCACTTACGCTTTTTATATGTGGCAAAATATTTCTCATCAAACCTGCCCTAGGAATTACTTAGGGCAGGACACTTCCACGTGCTTCCATTGCTCTTAAATTCTATTCCCTGACCTTGTTTATTGAAAGTTCCGGGAACTTATTTCCTTTAACCTGCTCTGCCATTACATACATATAGCAGAAATCGGCTGCTTGCTTATAAGTTTCAAACTTGAAAACAACATTTGAACCCTTTTTTGAGACCTTGTATTTCATTGTATGTAGTTTATATTGGTTTCATTATAGCTCCATTAAGACGCTGTGTAGTTCTTATGTAATCATCAAGAAGCTCTTGTAATATGAAGTCCGGATAAACGTTCACAACACCGAAACGGTCTATGTTCACCTTATTTACCGGATACCCCCTTTTCCTACACAGACGTGTAGCGTCATTGCCGAGCTTCGAAATGTCACTTACATAAATGGGGAGCTTATGCCTCTGCACGTATGCAGACATAGTGGAACACCCATATTCACCAATAGCTTTTCTGGAAAGTTTTTTAACCTCATCTTCTAGCGCGCCTAACCTTAGTTCTGTAGATTTAAGCCTGTTTTCCTGTTCCACATTGGTTTTGGCCAGTTGAAGAATCAATTCTGCCTGGCTCATTTCAACGGTTGAATTCAAAATATGATCCATTGCTCTTAAATTTTAATGTTGTAAGTATCTTTTTTTTACAGTGTAAAACTAGTAAATATTGACAAGTTGACCAAGAAATAAATATTAAAATAAATCCACTTACACTTTATTTAACTTATTGATTATCAATATATTGCAAACATAAAACCTTGATTAAAACTTCATGTTGCAAACGGATGCGGAACGGTTTATCGCTGTTTTTATATCGTTACGATAATCACGGTTCCAATCATTACGTCCCATGCGTGAACCGTAATAGGAACGGTAGTTTCTATAGTCACGATTGCCGTACTTCGATTTGTATTCGGCTGCACGCTTGGCGTTTTCTTCATTAATCTTTGCTGCTTCCTTAGCTTCCGCCCATGCTTTTTTAAGGCAGTAACTAAATGTAGCATTGAAGGTATGATTGAAAATGTAATGCGCTCTCTTCATTATGTCTGATAAATTGTAACGTTTCATATTCTTTTTATTTAGTGGGTTATTTTTGATGATGTAAAAGTAATATTATAATATTGGTTTACCAAGAAAGTTACAATATTAAAACATTGCATTAACTTTATTTATCAATATTGTAATATTGTACTATCAATAATGTATTATCTTTATCCCCAAATTAAAAGAGCATGGAAAGAATTATATCATTAATGAAAGAAAAGGGAATAACTAAAACTGCATTATCTGAACGCTTAAATATTAAGAATCAGAACTTTAATGCTATGCTAAAAAATCCCACTTACGAAACATTATCTAAAATCGCCACCGCCCTCAACGTCCCAATGTGGCAGCTCTTCGCGTCCCCGGAAGAAGTGCAGCTACCGTCGAACGCTCTTTCTATCAAATGCCCACATTGCGGAAACAAGTTCCCAGTTAGCGTGAATGTTGAACTTAAAACAGAAAACAGATAAACCAATAACAAGCTATGAATGCAAGAGAACTAAGGTTAGGCAACTATGTACGGCTTGCCAAAGATTTCAAGTTCGTCGAAACAAAGGCTCCTGCCGGAACTGTATGCAAGGTGGAAGCCATAAAGCGCAACTCCTTGTACCTAGAATGTAAGGTAGGTGACGGAGTTTGCTACAGTGAAGTCCCGGTTCCTATAGTAGAGCCTATCCCACTGACAGAGGAATTACTCCTGAAAAGCGGATTTACAAAGGAATATGATGGATTCTCTTGCGGTATTGAATTATCATACGGACGTTACCTATATGACGATGGGGCAAATGGCGATAAACTATTTGTATCTATAAACTGTGCCGAATATCCTTTATCCCATATTCCAATTGAATATCTAAACCAGCTGCAGAACGTGTATTTTGCGCTAACTGGAGAAGAACTGCAAGTAAATCTATGATATGAAACGAATAAAACTCACAAAAGAGGAAAAAGGCACACTTAGGATTGTCGATATGTTCAACGGTAAATGCCCTTCCTTTTTCCCGTTGCACGCCTACAACTTATCCGTCCGTTCACTTGAAAGGAAAGGATTGGTCAAAGCTGCATATATGGAAGGTGGCGGGGTAGAAGATGCGCGAACCACCGATGAAGGGAAGTTATACCTATGTGAGAATCCTAATTTACGAAACCCTATCAACTGGACTGTTATCGGAGTGATAGCCGGAATACTTTCTCTTATCGTGTCTGTTATAGCCTTATTTATAAGCTGTACCGTAATGTATAGATGAATATAAGGGATGCGAATGCACCCCTTTATTATATCAACTAAGAATTAATAAGATTGATGATACCTTGCCTACCAATTCCGGTAATCTTTCTATGGTAGATAATATGGCCATTGTCAGCAACCTCTTGCTTTATATCAAACCAGCCAAGGGTAGAGTATTTGGTGTATGGTACCCACGTCTGATTAACTTTGTATTGTACGCCAAGTTCTTTTAAACGGTTATTAAGTTCAATTGCTGATTTAAGCCCTAATTCTTTAGCAACCTCCGTACATGTATAGGTTTTATTGACATGAGTAAGAACGGCTACTTGTTTCTCTGCTTCAATGCGTGCCGACCGTTCTTCTTTTAGCTTAGTGAGAAGCTCAATACCGAAATCTGGATTATTCAATATCTGGTCAATAACATTGTCGGTAGCATATATGCCATGCTTGCGGATTGAAGGAAGGATTTCACTAGTTACCCATTTACGGAAAGTTTTAGCCTGTGGCTTACGACTATCAAGTATTACGTCATACAAACCGTCTTCATTAATAAAAATCATTTCTTGTTGTCTACCAAGAGAGTCCGGGATGACCTCATTAGTAATGACCTCACCACAAAGTCTTGTTTTTACTTGACTAGGATTTCCTAACTCCAAAACTTTGCAAACATCTGCAAGACAAAACAAAGGTTCTTCACTTGTTCCGGCTACACGAACTTCACCGAACGATTCATTCTTGAAAATCTGAATATTGTCCATAATAAAGTCTTTTCGTTTGAGGACGTACCGCACTTCTTCATGCGGAGATAAAAAGCGAAAGCCATGCAGGGGGTTGTGGCCTACACAGCTTTCTATATCTTAATCCTCTGATTAATTCTAAATTTAATAAGTACAACCCAATGCACTGCAAATATACGGATAATTTTCAAAAGTGACACTTTAAGAGTCATTTTTTTAAGAAAAAAAAGAGAGGTGCAAATACACCCCTCTTATGAAGATACAGCATGGCTTCACAGTTTTCCGTATCTTGATGATACATAAAAAGCGTAAGTGCCAAAAACATTTACATCATTATTCTACAAGCTGAAAGCAAAATGTCAAAGAGCGATTTATTTAAAATCAAGCATACATTATATATCTTTCAAATAATTATCTACCACTTTAATAAACTCGTCTAATGACCGAACAACAACGTACTTGTTACCATTCGCCTCACATTCCTTTTGCCAGTCTTTTTGTACTGGTCTTTGGTATTCTCCAGGCTTTTTCATTTCTACACACAAAGCTCCATAGAAGCGGTTGCTCTTTAGAAGTATCAAATCTGCAACTCCGGGAAGCATACCTTCATCTTTCATATAAGCACCGTTTCTTGCAGAACGTCTTGCCGCATTAGGAACAGCAAACAGCATATTTCTGAGATGGGGATATTTTAAACGGAAATATCTAACACAAGAACATTGTATTTTATGCTCTTCATTTTTGGGCTTACTACGGCTGCTTGCCACACAAGCCTTGGATTTCATCTCTTCGTATGTCATAATTATTATTTGTTTATGTAGTATGGCATTATTTAAATCCCCATTCTTTCATGTAGTCAATGTTTTCAGGAAATCCTTCTACCAATATAGGGCTGAGGAATATCTTATCACTTTTTAAATTTAATCCTCCCCATTCGGTGGGTGGACACTTTTCATATTCTTCTTTAGAAACTTCACTTACACAAAAATGTGTCTGAAAGCCATATCCTTGTACACTTTCTCCTAAATAATCGAATTTACGTAATGCCCACTCAAAAGCAATATCTCTATAAAAGTAATTTTTGGAGAATACTGCTGCATATATCTTATGTGTAAAATTCCCTGTTTCTGTCAAATCCGGATTACATCTGATACAGAAATATTTAATACGTGAAAGTATTTCTTTTGCAAAATTCTCATATTTTTCACAATCCTCTTTTGAAAGAAACTCTTTCCCATCATATGCGATGTAAACAGTCTTAGTAATTTTTTTTGTTTCCATGTTATTCTTTTAATTAAAGCCCCGAAGCGTATTATCTGGGGCACAACCATTATTTATTAACCCATGCCATTGATGTGTGGCTCACATTTATGTGGAGAGCCCGGGCTCGAACCGGGACGAGTGGTGTTTTTGCGGTTATATGATTTTAAATCATTCTACCTAAGATGTCTCGCAGGTTGCCGGCTTGGTTATTAACGGTTATCCTGGAATTTTGCACCTCACATCTTGATTAACGTCTACCAATTCCGTCACTTCTCCATGTTCGCCCGCCCTATCTTCACAGACCGGGAAGGCATGTAAACAAATGCACTTAATCTATATCAAATCAGTCAACCCAAATTTAATTTTAATAACATTGATGATGGCTTTATACTGTTTCTCGTAGATTGTTCCCGAATGTGTCTTCTCCACTTTCTTTTCAAACTCTTCAATGCTGCCACGAAAACACCCACAAGTTATTTCGACTTTATTATCTTTTGTCAAATATGCGTGAGTGTGGCGGTTGCATGAACCGAAACAATCAAATCCGCAATGATTGTTATCATTTTCTATATCAGCATCGCCGGACACCTGAGCATTGCCGTACACCTGAGCATTGCCGTACACCCGAGCATCGCCGTACACCCGAGCATCGCCGTACACCTGAGCATTGCCGTACACCCAAGCATCGCTTTCTTGGTCTAAGTTCTCATCTTTCTCAACATATCCTCCCAAATCACCTTCCTTGGCATATTTGAAAGACTTTGTACACTTAATTTGGAATAATTTAATTCCAAAAGTATTGAATACAAACTTGTCTGTAAGTTCAAATTTCTTTTCTATGTCAATCAAAATTAAAATTATCCTCACCGTCCAGTTCTTCGTCCGGCATATCATTACCGAAATCCATCGGAATGAACCAGTCTGAAATAAACTCTTCCATAACTAAATCAAATCAATTATTTTGGTTTTAACAATCGCATCCAATCTCATATCAGACAAACCTTGTGAAAGGTGTTGTTCCATCAAAGTGTTTGCCTCCTTTAAATCCTTTGCGCAAACCAAATTATAGTATTTCAATTCTTTCTCATTGCCGTTCTCATCAATCTGAGTATCTACAATGGTAGCCTTGAAGAATGGTTTGTCTTCTGTCTTTTCGTTGATTATCTCAATGATGTTTGAACGTGAAATGGAGAATACATCAGATTCCATATTATCAGATGCGTACTGTTCAAGCCCTTTGGCTTCCGCTTCTGCAAAAAGTGAACAGTCTGTAATGAAATGTTCTTTTACTTCTTTTTCAAGGCCTTCCTTGTTAGGTTTCATCACCTTTAACTTTACTTCGTAATACATATTATTCCTCCTTTATCTTACTACGTTCCTTAATCATCGCATCGGCTATCTGGTAAGCGGCTTTAGCCTGTTTTTCAGAGTTGTAGTTTATCATACTAACCTCTTTGAATGGGAAAACCAATGTTACAACTCTATTCCATAAAGTTCTTCTGCGTTTTGCTGTCATCATTATGCACTTCATTGCTTCAAGCGCAATATGATCTCGTGATATGTTGCTTTCCATAATCAGTCCTCTTCTGGTATTAGTCGTTTAATCAATTCTTTTTTCCATCCTTGAATAAATCCATTTTCATCAATATTCATAATGATGTAGTCGCCATATCCTTCATCTGCCGGACACATAATCTTAGGTACATAGCCGTCATAAGAAGCAATGGCGATGTGGTCTTCATCAGTAATATCACATATAAAATCATCGCATACTTTATAGTGAACATTGGCAGTTGTTCCTTGCGCCCAGTTGACTATTTGTCCTGTCTCAATTGCTATAATAGGTCGCCAACGATAATGGTCTGAATATATATTGCAATCAGCCTCTTCTTTTATTTGTACAGCACAAGGCATAAGAGGTTTACCTATGCCTTTACTCTCGCACAAATCAATGTCTCTCACTCCGTTTACTTCTGCATCTTCCCAATAGTGGACACCTGCATCTACTTTCAGATAGACCGCCTCAAACTCGGTCGGTTTGTTGATTGTAATTTTCATATTATTTTAATTGATTAATAACTTGTCTTTTGATTTTCTTGCAGAGCTTCCCGACAAAACGTCCATGCTTCTCTGTTCCGTCATCGGGCAACTCGTTTTTGTAAGTATTGAGCAACTTCTGGATGAGAAGCACTTCTTGTTTTGTCAAAGTAAGTTTCATAATTATTAGTCTTTAATCTCCCATAAATGCCAGCAAGTACTATGTAAGTTCACAAATTCTTCTCTCGGAGGGAATATTTGTGCCACTTGAATGTTATTTGGTAAAAACTTATATCGTACATCTTTCAACTGCTGATAACCTAATGGAAACTTAGCACTTACTGATAAATGCCATAACCCATTTTCTATTGCAATTATCAAACTCATCCCTTTGTATTTAAATACTCCAGTAGAATATACTCCATATTTGTCTGTTATTTCTTGCTCTTTAATATGAAAAGGGAATGACTTTGATCCATCTAACCTGTATTTGAGCAACTCTTCTCGTGTCATTTATTAAATGTAATTTATATGTTGTTCAATTTCAATCTCCATCAACTGAATCAAACGTTCTTCGTCTGGAGATGGGATATATATGCCACATTGGGCACTCGCGAAATTCCGAAACCTTTCAATGGTAAGGCTAAACTCTGTACTATCAAGGTCAGACGAACTTCTTAAGTATTTTAGTCTCCCAAGAAACTTGTCTTCTCTCTCACGGACGAAAGTGTCTTTGTTGCAGAGAATCTTGTAATAGTTCCGCTTTACATATTCCATCGTTTCACCGATTTGGCAACCGAGATAAGCAAGGCAGACATGAAGGTATTTGTTCTGATTTAAAGATCTTTGGGGTTTCTTTTCCGTCAATTCAAACACCTTCTGTTCCTTTATCAACTTCTCCAGCTTCGCTCTTGCCTGCTGGACGTGGAGAGGATTGGAACCATCGTATTTCATAGGCTAAAATGGCAGATCATCATCCGACACGCTAGGAGCATTATTTATATCCTCTGGGGTGGGTGATGTATTCTGAGGTACAAACTCTTTGAAATCTCCAAAAATATATTGCATTCCTTCTACCCGTTCCTCCTTTTTAGGGGAACAAGTGATGAAATGCGTATGCCCGAACTGGGATTTCTCTTTGCGTTCGATAACAGCCACATTCACATAGATTCTTTCAACTCCATCTTTACACTTAATTTTCTTCATCTGCTCACGAGGTATATCAGAGAGACAGATACTTCCTGTTAAAATCATAATTTTATAGTTTATATGTTATACAAATCCTCTTTTGTTTTTAGCAAGTGATATAAGTTTTTTTCATCTATATATTTGCAAAAGTCTTTTATTATTTGAGCATTCTTCTCTTCCATCTTACTGTCTCTCAAACATTCTATCGGATTATATATTACGAAATCCGTATTTATTGTGTTCGTAACCATATAACGTTTATATCCTTTAAAATGAAATAGATCAAAATAGAAAGTGTCACAACCAAACAATTCAAGATAAAAACTCCATTGACACGATTCTGTATAATCTCTTGTGTGTGGTTGCGAATATTTGGTTTTAATGTCTCGTATCACGTTTCGATATTTGACATCAGCATATCCGTGCACATGAACAGGGAACAATCCACAATGAAAATCTTTACCTTTATGTACTTCATGTTCCGCATCCGGATATTGTTTACGGTAATAAAGGGCATTTTCCACAGCTTTCCCATTCATAAGCACTCTAAATCCATCTTGTTCCTGCTCAAATGTGTTTTCTCCAACATAAATCGCCTTCCCTGTTTCTACAATACTATGGAATACAGATCCTATTGCTGCATAAGCGTTTGGTCCTTTCTTGCCTGAAAGTGTATTTAACACTCTTTCTTCTGTGTCCCATATTGAATGCTTATCCCTGAATCGTCTGAACGCTTCTAATGAAGTAACACTGATACGATACATAATTATCTCTTTTTGAATGTGATTGAATAGGATGTTGTAGAGCTTTTTGAAGGAGCGTACAAAGTTATAATCTCGCCTGTTTCTTCATCTATATCTGTTTTTTGTTCCTTTATAGTACGAAGAAAAGATTCACGTTCCTTGAGTCTCATGTCAATGTCGTTTTTTTCCTCATTTAACCTTTCCCATACCGGGTCACCACATCCTGTAAAGTCATATTTCACTCCTGTTTCTTTCACCTGTATCAACGCCCCACGGAATGAAGGGATTTCACCTTTTCCATACTTCCCTACTTCATTCAATACAGCTTCCCTTACATCCGAATCTTTCAAAAAAGTGCTTATTGTTTCACTAAGGCTTTTCATCTGTATGACAGCATCTATCGGATTTACATCACCATCAATTACTTTTTGTACAAACATACAGGCAAGTTCCGTCTGTTCCTGCTTCGTAGATGGAATATTGTTTATCTTCAAATCATTACTCATAGCAAATTATTATTAACTTTATATTGATAAAAATTGTCAGAAATGACAGTAATATCGTTCTGCGTAACTTTATAGTACTTTTCTATAAGATTGGATAACGAAAGACGTTTATTCTCAGATTTTGCTTTTTCAAGTTTCTGATAAATCCATTTCATTAAGTTCTCATCGTTAAACTTCTCTTTCGACAGGAGTTTTCTGTTATCTTTTTCCAATTGATTATTTGACTGACATTCATTATTCAGAGAATCAGAATCTTTTGTGTCATCTATACAAAACAACCCGTTTAATGCGTACTTCCGTGCATAAGACGATGTGCTTCCTGTGATCTGGCTTGCATCCATTCCCTTCTTTGACTCGTCCTCACGTGCGTATGCCGTTGCCGTTTCCGTTTCACCATTAGCATTCTTAATGGTTGCGGTTGCCCTTACATAATATCGTGTACCAATCATTACAATTTCGTCAGAAATAGTAAGTGTGCACGACTGACTAAACAACAATGGTTTTACTGCTTCCAAAATATCCTCGCAATTACGATATTTATAATTCCCAAATTTATTATATTGATCTTTGGGAGCCTTAAGCAAACTTTGAATTGTATTAAGTTCCTTCATAATTATATTATTATATTACCAACACAAAAAAGGCAGGTCCGCAGTCCTTACAAAGTTCCGCTTCCTGCCATGATATATCTCCACTTCTTCCAGTTCGTTTTCCAGGGAATCAATTTCTTCATTGATAAGTGAAATATATTCAGCCTTACTGTCAGCATTGAATGTGAGCATTACCGCTTCTTCACTCATTTGCTGAACCGTGTCAAGCTCTGAATAAAGCTTATCAAGTTCTGAATTAATAGATGATTTACACCTCATACTTTCTCCAAAAATTGCAAAGGGAGTGAATAAACAGCTTTTAACTTAGAGAATTTGACATCTGCACGCCCATCTTTAATTTTAATAATCGTGCCTATCAGCGTATCGCCAATTTCACGGACTTTATCACCTTTTTTCATAATAACTACGTTTAAATATTTGTCCGAAAGACAGGAATCGAACCTGCTTCTTGTGGGGTAATGAGACCTACATAAAGAATATGATTATTATTAAATTACCACATGCATTCCATAATGCTACTTTCGGAGGATGTTCATACCTATATTCACATACCGGCATGAACGGATAATATTACTAACTAAAAAATAGATAGAGAAAATATTAGTCACACTCTTTCAGTTCATTGTATGTCAGGACTACCAGTCTTATGCACAACAGGAAGATAATGGAAAATATAATCACAGATACGCATTTTACAGGACTTTCCGTAACTATCGCACCATAAATCATCCCTAACGAACATAAGGCGGCAAATAAAGACATGATAAAATTGGCTGTTTTCATTATATTATGTAAAAAAGGGTACGTCCCCAAATAGAAGTATAAACTGTCACATTTAAAACTTTATTGATGGAAAAGAGGAACGTACCCGAATTATTATTACTTTTGCGGTGTCACATTTAAAATTCTTGTATTATGAACAAATTTATACTGATCGAGGGCAAGACTTTCCCTTGTTATATAAATCCTGACCATGTAACTTTCATTGAACATAAGAGCCGTATGACTTTTATTCATTTGGTATCTGGTGATGTGGTTGAAACAACTTTGCCAATACCTCAAGTGTTGTCTCTGTTAAGCCAACAATAGTATTCTTCCCAAAGATCATTGCCAATTCTAGCAATTAGAAGTTTGTCTCTCCACGTATATATCGGTGAATTGTAAATCCACTCAAAGAGATGCGTGGAGATGGGTTTTTTTGTTTCTATGGCAATCTTAATAAGCCGTCTTTTGAGCCATTTTTTAAGAAATCGTTTCATGAGGTCATTTAATTATTAAGTTTGTTCCCCTCAACGGCTTAAACCGGTTGTTACCCCGAATCTTACGGGAGGGGATATATTAGACCTTTCAGCGATACTTGTGCCTAACCAAGCATACTCGCCACGCTAAAGACAAATTGGCGTGCTGAAAGTAAATTTCATTTTACCACCATCAGACATTTACAACCATTCGACCGTTATCGTCTTATCTTCGGTTGCTATCGGTGTCAATTCCGTTCCACTTGCACCCACCACTATCTACCATCACTGGCTTCGCTTCTGTGCCTGCGCAGAAATCATATATAATAATTGTACGGTTTTACCCATACATTATTTCTATTGTATAAATAAATATTTCAAAGAACTACTAATTTGAAGTTTCGGTCGGAGTTGAACCGACTTTTTTGCTACATAATAAGGTAAATACCTTTCCCGTCCTGTCCCGAAACCTTCTCAGATATACACTTATCGTTCAAGCATTTTTACTATATCTGATTTTCTATACCTTCTTCGACATCCTACTTTTGTATATGGAATATCGCTGTGCATTACATAGCTTATTGACATGCTTAACATTCGGGCTACCTGTTCTGGAGTAAGCCATTCATCTGCTTCTTCTGTGACAACTTGTGATACAATAGTCTTGATGTCCTTTTTCATCAACTTGTATATCTCCTCAGCTAATATTTTCACTTCGTTACGCGTCATAAGCTATTATTCATTTATTCTTCATATACCCTAATTCCCTATTGCAGTAATCGAAATAGAATTAGACTCCCAATCTGTGGTAGTCGAGTAATTAGATATATCAGCAGGTTTCCTTGTTTTCTTTACGTAGCAAACCAATGAAACTGCCGAATGGCATTCTCTTGGATTGCTCAAGATGAATGTCCTTGTCTTTCCCGGTCTGATTTTTAGAATGTCTTCTACTGTAACTTTCATATCTTTATTTGATTTATTATCACAATAAAAGGCATGGTTTGCGAATTTTTGCTATATTTGCAGTGTTCAGTTGCGATAAGGAGCGAATTATATCCGCATCCCATGCCTTATTTGTTTGTTTTACGATGCAAATATAGGAGGAAGTTTCAAATTATGAAATTATTTCATTCAATATTTGAAACTAAATTTGTTTTTTAACAACAGTAAACAATTAATCTATATATAACTTTACTTTAAAATAGGAGGATTTATGTTGTTTACTGAACAGATAATCAATAATCTAAGGAAATTAATGAATGACAGGGGCTTAACACAGGCCGCTATGTCGGAGTATGCAGACACTTCACCTTCTCAATTCAGTAAAATACTTAATGGAACGGTTCAGTTAAGTCTTTTACAACTTTCAAATATTGCAAGAAATCTTTCAATGAGTGAAATAGATTTGATTACGTATCCTGAAAAGTATGTTAAGTCAGACAAGCAACAGGAAGAACCAGTTGAAGCGGTTTTGCAAATCAAGCTAAAGAAAGACAAAAAAGACCAAGTACTTAAATTGGTGTTTGGTGAGAACAATATTGAGATATTGAACAAATAAATTGTATCTGCATGGAGTGGGTTAGAGAAAACATAGAATATGTCATATACATTATAACTGCAATAGTAGGATGTGGAGGTATATCAATTCATTTAATAAATAAACATAGTCGCAATAAAACGAAACAATGTGGCAATAAAAATCAGAGCCAGACAGGAGGAGATTGTTCAAAGCAAATTCAAATTGGAGAATTTAATATTAATGGTAAAGATACAAAAGGCAGGAAATAATTCTGCTCAGTTCTGCGCTGATATAGTAAATGTGTATAATTCTACAAATGAATATAATCACATTTTTAATTTTGTTGATATATTTCAACAAGGAGGAGTAGCGTATGATTGTGCGTACTATTTAATGGTAAAATACGACTTAGCTCCAATGAAAGAATTCTACAATGATAGCTTAACAAAAAGTGATAAGTTGTACTTCTATGAAACATTGCCAAATAGAATTATAGAAAATTGTTCTGCGCTAAATGTTGATTTTGATAGCATATTCAGAGAAGTGGATGAAAATATAAAGCAATATACGATAACCGAGAATAAAGAAGATTATGCAATGGGGTTATTGCGTCCATTCGCTAATTATCTAAAAATTGTTAGCCCTATTTTACCGGAAACTTTGAGACAGAGAGAGGATGAAATAAAAAAGGGATTTTCAGACATATTGAAAGGGAAACATCCACAAAACAGCATTGAATCAATATACAAAATTGTATGGGAATGTTTAGATAAATATACGGATTTACTTGAATATACATTAGCTCATAATGGTATCTCTCTCTTTGTGCTGCAAGACAAGACTGGAATATATATCACAGATAGGAGAATCCACATAGCACATAGATATACTCAATGGACTTCTGATGTAGATGCTAAACGTATTGCAGATTACTTAAATTCTAAATATAAACTAAACAACTAACTCAGTAAAAGCAACATTATGAGAAAGATTCTATTATTTATGCTATGTGTAACCTCGTTGGCTTCTTGCAGTGGAGGAATTGAAAAAGTATGTGTTATGGGGATAAGAGATAGAATCATATATGTTGATGAGAATAAATACGAATTACTACTTGAAAAGTTTAAACAGAAAAAGAAGAAAAACGTAATTGAGGTGATAAAATATGTTATTGAGATTATCACCTCTGCGATATCCAAACCTTGATATCAATGGTGTCCTCTGAACTCGTCAAGTATTTCAGGATGCTTTTCGTGGATATATCTTATAAAATCGTCCACACCTGCATAATCGTTCTCTATTTGTTTGTCAATATCAACCTCAAAATGTTCGCAATGGAACTTATTGACGTATATATTGAAAAGGGAATGTTTGATAAAAGATTCAAGGATGTCAATCTTATGTTGCAGAGAAGCGACAAATTGAAGGTCTGACAAGTTCTGTTCTGGTTCTTGTTCAATGTGACTTGCTGATTTAAATGGATTTTCCATAATTCGTTCTTTGAAATGTTTACAATCGGTTACAAGGCTACATTAAGCAGCCTTGTGTTCACGGATGAGGTTTGAGATAATGGCGTACATTTTATCAAGAAGATTATTGCGTTCTGCAATATCCAAGTAATTTTCTTTCTTGTTTTGCTTCTTGTATGCCCTTATGGAAACTTTATATAGGTAATAAAGCTGGTCGTAAACCTTATGCCAAACGTCCTGCTGATTGGTATTCGTTGCAGTTGCGTACTGATTGACAAGTTGGCGAACTTTATTACGTAGTGATATTTCTGGGACTTTCTCTATAGATACGGAAGCGGACAGAAGAATTCGACCATTTTTTTCACGTTCCTGCTCCATTGCGTCAAGCCGTTTTTCTACGTTGTCAATGCGCTTACTTTGTTCAAGCAATGCTTGTGCAGACTGGACAAGTATTTCAAGCTGGGAGAGTGGCTTTTGCTGCCCCTTTAGTGTCTTTTCCATTGTGTTAAACGCTTTAATGTATTCTTCTTTAAACATACCAGCCTTTTTGCCTGTATATCCCATTACAAGAAAGCTAAATCCATCTTTCGTCATTACACACATCTTATAGGTTTGGTTGTTCTGTGGGTGTACATAAGTGGTTTCGCCAAAATTGGCGGCTCTAAATTCATCAGAGCACGAGAGGTTTTCAATGTCTCTCATTACTTTGTTATGCTCTTTCCCAAACTTTTCAGCCACCAATAGGCTGTTAGTTAAAACTTGGTCATTCTGACCTTTAAAAACAAGTTCATTCATAAGCTATAATTTAAAGTTATATCTTTCTTATATTAATCATCCATCAATGTTTAATATTCGTATCACATCTCAACTCTCGGCAATACCAACCACGTGGGTACAGAGTGTCCTTTAGGCGATTTGGCAGTTCTTTTTCACTTGAACATATTAAGCCAAACAGCCAACGGACTTTTCCTTTGATTCGCAGCTTTAAACTCTCGTATAATGACCGAACCTTTCAAGGGAGAATGACATCAACTTGCATTCTCTTCGAGGTTTTAGGTGAGTTGACACCCGTACAAGCATCCTCTAAGTGCTTCCTTGTATCGTACTTCCTGCGGTTTCCCGCCCCGTTTTCACAGCCCTCTGCAAGGTTTAAATCGGATGGAGGTGCACACACAGCGTCACAACCGATTGTATGGATTTTATCTAACTAATAGGAAAGAAAAAAATCCGTTGCTAAAGTAGAGCGGCAACGGATTTCCAAATATAAAGAAGGCTCACGTTTGAGCGATTGTTTAATCATATGTCTGTTGCCGCTCTACTTGCAACGGATGCAAAGTTGCAAAGTATTTTGCGATAAAAAAAACAGCCGATTATAGGTTGTTAACATATAAAGATAAACGAACAAGAATAGACCTGTAAAAAACAAAAAGTTATGACATATAAAAATAGTTTAAAACGAATGTATCGGCTAAAACATGATACCAATTAAAAATAGTTACAAATTAAATTACTGATTATCAGGTATATAAATATAGATGTTGTAATCGCAGCGGAATCACTTTTACAAAACGCTGATTACCAATAAGGTAATCGGCGTTTTTTTCTTCTAAAGCAGCTGCTCTGGGCTCAGTTTGAAAACTTGGGG